CTTTCAGCGCATTGGACGAAACGTCGCTATTGCTGACGCTGTCTACACAGACGAGAACGTCAAGATTAGTCCGGGGTGTATCAAGCCGGACCATCCGCGACGTGATGAACTAATCGAAGAAGTCTTCGACTACGTCGATGCCGTAGAAGACGTTGAGTCGCTTGAGGTTCCGCTCACAGAGGAGAACGCAAAACGAGTTGCATACGACCCGCTCGTAGAAAAACTCAAACAGGACGGCCACGAGAACGCTCTGAGCCGTGTCAAAGACAGTGCTCAACAGTTCACTGAGAATATGGAGTACCTGAAGTTTATGCCGAACTCCCCGACGTTGATGAACGCGGGAGATGAACTTCAGCAACTCTCAGCCTGTTTCGTCAACTCTCCCGACGACGACATTGATAACATCCACAAGAAGGCCAAAGAAGCCGCATTGACTTTTCAGAGCGGTGGCGGGATGGGGTATGCCTTTTGGCGACTTCGTCCGTATGGAGACGTCGTCGGTTCGACCGGTGGAATCGCCTCAGGCCCGATTACGTTTATGCGGACCTTCGACCAAATGTGCGAGACTATTGCACAAGGGGGTACGCGACGTGGCGCTCAGATGGCGATTATGCGTGTGTCTCACCCTGATGTCCTGTGGTTCATTCACGCAAAGCGCAAGGACGTTTCACTCGCTGAAACGCTTCGTCTGAATGACCCGGATGATTTCCGTCACGCTTCGTTCTCTGACGCTCTCGAAGAAGCCCGTGAGCTAATCGACGACGAGGGCCGTGTTCCGGACCATCTCCGAAACGCTGTTGAAGGGCACCTCTCGAACTTCAATATCTCTGTCGGCGTCACTGACGACTTTATGGACGATGTCAAAGCGGACGAAGAGTATACGTTCATCAATCCGCGAACGGGCGACCCGCATATCGCAACGTCAGAGACAGAAGAGATGTACAGTTGGTTCGACCTTGATGAATACGTTGAGGTCGGTGAGCCGTTGACGCTCCCCGCTCGTATTCTGTGGGACCGGATGATTACGGGTGCTCACGAGAACGGTGAGCCGGGAGTTGTTTTCCTTGACCGTATTAATGACGACCACTCGTTCCCGACCGAATCGACTCCGACTTCGGAGAGTGGAGAATATGAAATATTAGCGACAAATCCCTGTGGGGAACAGCCGTTGATGGAGTATGAGCCGTGCAATCTCGGGCATATCAACCTCTCTACCATCGTTTCCGAAGACCGAGAGCTATGGTTCGACTACGATGGAGATATTGACAGCTTCCTTACTCAAGCGATTGATTGGGAAGAGTTCAACACCCGTATTCGTATCGGGACTCACTTCCTTGATAATGTCGTGACGATGTCCGACTTCCCGATTCCGCAAATCGAGAGAGCGGCGGCGGATAATCGGAAGATTGGACTCGGCATTATGGGACTCGCTCAAATGTTCATCCAACTCGGGGTTCAGTACGGCTCCGATGAAGGGAACGAGGTGGCCCGTCAGATTATGGTTCATATTAACCATAAGTCAAAGCAAGTCTCCCGAAATCTAACGTCTCATCGTGGTAGCTTCGAGAATTGGGAAGACTCGAAGTACGCGAACCCAACCGAGTACCGTGAATGGTTCGAGCACCATACGGGTGAGAACGCTGAGGCGTGGGAAGACGGATTCCCAATTCGGAACCACAACACTACGACAGTGGCTCCGACCGGGACGACTTCGATGATAGGAAATACCTCAGGGGGTTGTGAGCCTATCTACTCAGTTGCTCGTTACAAGAACGTCTCTCAAGATGTTCAGGGCGAAGAGAAACTCGTTGAGTTCGACGACTACTTCATCAACGTTCTCGATAACAACGACATCGAAGTCAGTCCGGTAAAGAAGGAAGCTCTTGAGCAAATGGAGAATAACGAGTACGACGGTATCTCCGGGCTTGAGAGTGTCCCTGATGAACTCGGTGACGTATTCGTGACGACGTCTGAACTGAGTGCTATCGACCACGCTTCTGTTCAGTGTGCGATTCAAGAAGGCGTTGACTCGGCTATCTCGAAGACGACGAACGCTCCGGCAGAACAGACTGTCGAAGGGGCGAAGGACACCTTCGAGTATGTCTACGATAACGGTGGCAAGGGTGTCACCTATTACCGTCAGGGGACTCGGTCGAAACAGGTCCTCACAACGAATAACGAAGAGTGGTCTGACTCGGACGTCGATGAAGACGTCGTTGAGGTTCTCGAAGAGTCCGGTGTGAGCACGGATGATTACGATGAACTCTCAGAAGCCGTAGAAGCCGCACTGAGCGATTCTGTCTCTGAGACGACCGAGGACACTCCGACTGTAGAAGAAACGACTGTGGAGTCTGTCACGCCGCGAGAACGGCCTTCTACCACATACGGCTCCACCCGTCGCGTGAGAACCGGATACGGGACGATGTACGTCACGGTTAACGAAGACGCCGAAGGGCTTCACGAAGTGTTCGCTACTATCGGTAAGTCCGGCGGATTCACTGAGTCTATGTTAGAAGGACTCGCTCGTATGACGTCGACGTCTCTTCGGTCGGGTGTCGATGTGAACGAAGTTATCGAACAACTCGAAAACATCAACTCTCCGAAGCCGGGGTGGGACGAAGGTGAACAGATTCAATCGATTCCTGACGGTGTCGCCAAAGCGATTGAGCGGCACGTTGAGGATGGAGATACCGTGACTCCCGATAATAGTGGGGTCAATATCGGAACTGAACAGTCGACCCTGTCGGCTTCTACGACGGCTTCGGGTGAGACATCGACAAAGAGCGATGTCGAAAAACTCGTTTCGGACGGCCACAGTCCTGAGTGTCCTGAGTGCGGCGAGATGTCGCTGTACTACTCTGAGGGCTGTAAGACGTGCGAGACGTGTGGTTGGTCCGAGTGCTGAAGTAGATACCAATAACGTTATTTTTCTATAGCCGTTTAGTTGTGGTATGGCGAAGGTTCCTGATAGGGCTGAGTTCACTGTCTCGGTAGCTAACGGCGAGGTGTCGTTTGTTATCGACGACAAAGCGGAACTCAAAAAGATAGATGATGATGTGAGACGGTGGTCGAAGCGAGAGGTTTCTACTACGATTGGTATGGACATCATTGAACTCGAAGTGGTGAGAGAGTAATGGAGCGGTATCAGAAGTGCCCCTACTGTAACATCGTGGCTACTGAGCGAAAGTGGCTGAAGACTTCGGATTGGATGAAGTCAATGTCATTTGACCAAATTGAACGGGGTATAGAAAATTCCGGTGGGAAGAACTCGTTCAAGGAGAGAGATTGTATCGAGTTCCATCCGTGTGGGCATATGTTCTACAAGAGCGACATCAAGATGTTAGACAGTATCTACGATAAAATCGCTGAACTACAGTCTCATATTTCTCAGGGCAATTTCTCAAACGAAGATATGCCGATGATACTCACTGAGATGAACAAGATGGAAGACAGACTTCATAGTGCGAGGTGGAGAGTTGCGAGTAAGAGAGTATTTGGACCGATGAAAGAATAATAGTATCCATCTTATTTAGAAAGACTTATTATTCAATAGAACCATATTCTATATGTAGGAGGGAAACTGACAATGGCAACTCAGAGAAGTCGTTTCGACGTCGCACGTACTGTCGCCCCAAAAGCCGTTCGTAGTGTGGAGTCTCGGGGGCTTGACGCACGGGTCAAAATCGGAGGAGAGCAATTCCACCCCGACGTGGGTCATTTCTTCCGTCACGACCGCGTGTCCATCAGCGGAGATATGGACGACTTCAGCGTGCTTCAGATAGTCTCTGAGGTGGCTGATGAATTTGGACTCGTCGTCGACTCTCAGCACGGACACGAGTTCCACGACGACAATTCCGTCGTCCTGAGAATCGATTGGGACCTTCGCTCTGAGGTTCGGTAACTACGGGGCGATTCGATTCTTTCGGTTTTTCAGGTCGCGTTGGTACGTCTTCATTGTAATTGGAGCGTGCTTTTCGGCTTCGTCTAACAGTGCTTCAGTGAGTTCTCGAATTTCCCACTGTGCGTCCCCGGCGGCTCTCATATCCGCTACGTGGAGGAGAGAGCGGAGATTCATCGTGAAGGTCATATTCACCTTTGTCGCTAATGGAAGCACAGCACGAGCGTTCTCAGGCGCTACACCGAGGTCTATGAGGTGGTCGTAGTATTCAGACGAGTTCTCGATAGCCTCTTTGTACGCTGACGTTCGTGAGTCGCCTATCTTCGATTGGTCGACTTCGTCAGAGACTTCAGCCCGTCTACCGTGGAGTTGGTCGTTCCCCATCTCGGGTATATTGATGAATCCGGAGTCGCTGAAGTTCACATATCGCATTGACTGAATGTCGAAGGTGATGTGACGATGTCTTGTGAGTTGTGCCATTGTAATCCGAGAGACGCCTTTTACAGTGAATGTGATGTATGGGTGTTCAAACGGCCCGAAGTGACCGGGGCTTTCCATTAGTTTCCGAATGAGCCGTGCCATTCGGGGGAGAATGTCTTCTTCGTAGTTGGGTAGTTTGCTATCACCAACGATTTCGTGTGCGAGTTCTCGGTCTGTCTTTTCGGGGTTGACGCCGGACATAGCGTCTCTGAAGGATGTTTCTCCTATCCATCCTTCCATATAGTCGTTCCGTGCGGTTTCACAGACGAGCTTTTCGGGTTCGGGTGTGGACCTCAAGACTTTGACTTGCATTGCGAATTGTATATCGTTCTATCTCATTATAACTCTTTCAATCGACGGTTTTATATTCTGAAGATATATAAGGGGTAATGCGGGGTTGCGTGTACCCCCGGCTCCTCAAGACTTCGCGGTGGTCGTCCCCCATCGACCCCTTCCGTTTTAGACCAAATCGTTATAGAAGGGGCAATATTATTTAACAATAGATGTCCGATTCGCAAAGCCCCGATACAACTTCGGAGCACTCGTCGAAACCGAAGTTCAAACGAGACACGCGAGTTCAGATAGCACTCGCCAAATTTCACGGTATCAACGACGAACCGTGGGAAATAGACCGTATCGCTGACTACCTCAACGTCAAGCCGAAGACGGTAGAGTCGTATGTGTACGACTCAGACCTCTCAGAACAAGTCGAAGAGCAACTCGCTGAAGCTCAAGCGAGAGTCCGTATGCGAATCGCTATGAAGCTCTTAGACCGACTTGATACGCTTGAGGAACTAATCGACGAGCGAAAGGACGTCAAGAAAGCCAAAGTCACCTCTCACAAGAACGTCAAAGTAGAGGGTGATGTCGTGATGAACCGAGACGGTATGAGCGTTGGTGGAGATAATACCCGTACCATCGAGTTCAACGTTCCTGTACCCGACCACTTCAAAGAGGTCACAGACGTCTCGAAAGAATTCGAGTCGCTTCTCAAAGAATGGCGACTTACGGCCCAACAAATCGAAGACCTTCTCGGACTTGAAGCGCCGGACCAAATTGAGTCTGAGCACCGTGAAGTCCGCGTCGAAGGCCGTGTTTTCCGTGGTATCAACACTGACGGGTTCCCAGACCCCGAAGACGAATTGAAAGGCACTGAAGTCAGCCTTGACGATACACAGTAATGTCTGTAGACGACGTAGCCGAACAGAACATATTCGAGCCTCTCCCACAACAGAAGTCTTTCATCGAGTCCACGAAAGACCAAGTTCTTCTGAGCGGGTCGTTTGGTGCGGGGAAGAGCCGTGTCGGTTGTGAGAAAGGCTATCTACTCAACCAACATTACCCCGGAAACCGGGGACTAATCGTTCGGAAACACTTCTCAGACGTCCGCTCTTCGACAGTCGAACAAACACTACTCAAAGAGGTCATACCGAAGTCTCAGATTGTAAATCACAATAAGAGTGAGCACAAGATAGAGCACATTACGGATGTTATGGGGCCTGATGGGGAGCCTGTTACATCCGAAATCCACTATCACGGCTTAGATTCGGGAGCCTCTACAAGCGACGACGACCTTCCTCGTAAGATTGGGTCGACGTCGTGGGGGTGGATTTTCGTTGACGAAGCGACCGAAGTGTCTCGGGGTGAGTGGAATCAGCTTCAGGGCCGTCTCCGATACGACGGGAAGATGGTTCAGTCGCAATACTACCCGGTCCCTATGAGACAGATATTCGGGGCGACCAATCCCGCGAGTCCACAGCACTTCTTACATCAAATCTTCATCGACGAAGGTCGCGGCGACCACTACTCAATGTCGGTGAAAGACAACCCACACGTCCCTCAGGACTACAAGGACCGGCTTGAACGGGAACTCTCGGGTATGTACTACGAACGGTATGTGCTCGGAAAGTGGGTTGGTGCTGAGGGTATCATCTACAACGAGTTTGACCTTGAAACCCATCGTCTGAACCCCGATGAACTTCCGGGTAACTGTACGGACGAAGCGTGCGACAGAGGCGTTTGTAATGGGTGGCATATACACAAAGAACGAAAGTTCGACGACGGTGTCGGGTATTGGGTTTCACCGCCGAAGAATTACCGTATCTACCGTAGTATTGACTATGGGTATAGAAATCCGATGATTGTTCAGTGGTGGGCACAGTCGCCTGATGATGAACTCGTTATGTTCCGTGAATTCTATAAGACGCAAGAACTCGTCTCGGACGTCGCTGAAAGGATTAAAGATTATACCAACGAAGGGTGGATGTTAGAACGTACTGTGAGCGACCACGACGCCGAACACTCGGCTCAACTACACCGAGCCGGGATTCAGACGCAAAACGCTGAGAAATCCGTTCAGCGTGGTATACAGGCGGTCAAGAACCGTCTAATGACTGACGACCGTGGTCGTCCGGGGTTATACATTATGCGAGGTGCTCGGGTTCATCCTCCCGATACGTCGCTAAAGATGGACGATAAACCGACTCGTACTATTGACGAGTTCCCCGAGTATGTGTGGAAAGATACGACGCAAAAGGAAAAGCCGAAAAAGGAGAACGACCACGGTCTTGACGCGCTTAGATACCTCGTTGCTACGGTTGACGACGGGAGTATCATTACTACCGAAGAAATGGAGCGTTGGTCTGAACTCGTGAATACAGGATTCTAATATGGCACTCACCGACCCAATCAGAAACGTTACGAGCCGAATCTCGAAGGGGTTCGAGAATCGTGTGGTATCAGTTATGCGGAAATTCGGCTATGCTTCAGCCGGAGTCGGGGTCGGTCAACAGGACCCTGAGCCGCCATACGAACGAGCTATTCCATACCAATGGATATACAGACTACGTCGCAATCAGGCAATCGTCAACAATGCCATTGAAGAGAAGGTCTCTCAGACCTTTCGACGTGGATTCACCGAGTGGGAGAAAGCATACTTCGCCAAATGCGAGGTCTGTAACAAAGAGTTTGACACCGCTGAACCGTTTCAAGACCAACTCGGTGATGAAGGCGAAGAACTCGAAGAAGACGACATAGACTTCTCACAAGAACGTCCGTGTCCGAACTGTGGAGAGATGTCCGAGTTCAAGACTCCGGACCCCAAAGAACGCGACCGACTTGAGAAGTTTTGGCAAAACGCAAACGAACAGGGCGGAGAAGACGCCTATCTTGATGGAAAACATCAAAATTCGATAGGGCAAACGGTCGAAGAGGTTTTTCGTGAGATTGCCCTTGATATTCAGTCATTCGACGACGGATGGATGATTTTCCAACGTTCCTACTACACCGATACTGACGGGGTAATCAAAGAGTGGGAACTTGACGAGATTCATCGTGGCGCACCTGAAGTTATGCGCTACTCGTTCAACGAAGAAGAACAGAAACTCGGTAACGAACGATGGGTCTGTGTTGAGTGTCGGGCGAAAGAAGATACGTATGAACCACAGAAGAAGCCGGGTTCCTGTGACCACTGTGGGAATAAGACGTATATGGCATATGCCAAACGGCTTAAACAGAATCAAGGAGAGCCTATCGAGTGGTATATCAGGGGTGAGTTTGCTCACGGCTCTGAGTATCACCCGTCGAAGTTCTACGGCTACTCGCCAGTCATTACGGTGTGGGAACAGGCTCGGACGCTTGAGCAAATGAATAACTGGTACAAAGACGCTTACGAAATGCGTCGTGCCCCACGGGGAGCATTGGTCATTCGCTCGTCTAACGCCGAGTCCGTCCGAACGTGGAATCAGAATCAGATGGAACATCTTCGAGAGGACCCGAACCATATCCCCACGTTTATGGACGATACAGAAGGACAGGGCGACCCTCTGACGTGGCAACCGCTACTCGAAGAACCGGCGGCTATGGAGAATATGAAAATGCGAGATTGGTTCCTTGACCGTATCTCAGCGAAGTTCGGAGTTACGGCTATATTCCAATCCGCGTCTCCATCACCTTCGGGCCTCTCACAAAGTATGGAGATTGTCGTCTCCAACCGGTCGGCTCAGAAACTCAAAGAGGTCTACGAAGACATCTTCATACCGGCTCTTCTCACACAGCTTCAGTCTGAAGGGTGGGAAAAGCACATCCGTCGTATTGAAGAAGAAGACGAGTCGGCTGAAGCACAGCGGATGGGAACTGAACTTCGGAACGCCCAACTCGCTACGCAACTCGGTGTCGAAGCCGAGTGGACTCAGGATGATACCCTTGATATTAAGCCGGGACTCTTCGAGTCTGAAGAGCCTGAACAAGGTATGCCGGGTATGGGCGGTGGAGAAGAGGGAGAAGAGGAAGGTGGTGGTATGGCCGGACTCTTCGGCTCAGATGATTCGGGAGATGAAGACGTAGCCGGTCAGACGTCCACAGCGGGCGGTCGTCCGTATGAGCCAAACGAGATGGGTGGAGAGCCTCGCACCCAACAGCCGCCCGATGTAGACAATCCCACAAAAGCTAATAACGCCCTTACTACTGGTTCTCAAGGGGCGAGTAATGCGACGTATGGGGGTGGGGCCGAACCGGTTATCAACCTCTTCGGTCACATACAAGAGCAATTAGAAGAAGACGCGACTCCCGAGATAGACAGTAAAGAGCAACTCAAA